TTGTGAGTCTTCAAAATTCAAGAACCTGCTTCACAGCGATGCGATAACGGTGGACGGCGTAAACTACACCGTAAGAAGCGCAGCCTTAATTGATGATGGTGCATTTTGTGAAGTCATGCTGATGAAAAACTAATGGCCACTAGACGTGAACAAATCTTGGCCCAGATCGCCACAACACTGGCTAGCACAGCTGGCGTTAGCGGGAGGGTGTATCGGTCGAGGGTTACAGCGGCTGCAAGGGCTGAGACTCCGATGATCGTGATTGAGCCAGTGAATGATGTTGCGCAGCAGCAGACTTCCTTGCCAAAGCTTGACTGGACAATGCGGGTGAGAGTCGTTGTGATTACTAGGTCAACAACTCCCTATACAGATGCAGATTCGGTAATCGAATCGATGCACTCCAAACTTATGGCTGATTTGACTCTGGGTGGATTGGCGATTGATATTCAGCCTGTTTTGACAAGCTTTGAGTTTCTTGATGCAGACCAACCTGCTGGCGTGTTTTCTAACGAGTACGACGTTAAATACAGAACATCAGTAGCAGACCTTACTTCCTACTAAGGTTTAAGCAGTTGCAAGGATTACGATGAAAGACGAGTACAGCGGTCAAGGTGGGTCGTATCTTTTCGATCCAGAAACCGGAAAACGCACTCTGATCAAGCGAACACTTCCCGCCGACACCCCACAAGAAAATGGCACCACTTCTTCTACGGAAACGACTGATTCTGATCGAAACAGAGTCGAGCTACGGAGTCGATCCGACTCCAACAGGAACCGACGCGGTTTTGGTGAGGGATCTGAACATCACCCCGCAGCAAAGTGAAGTTGTTGGACGTGATTTAATCCGTCCTTACTTAGGCGCTTCTGAACAGTTGCTGGCTAACACTCGCGTTGAATGTACTTTCAGCGTTGAGTTAGCGGGGTCTGGCACTGCTGGCACCGCGCCTCAGTACGGTAAGGCTCTTCAGGCTTGTGGCCTTAGCGAAACTGTTGCTGCTGGCGTTAGTGTCACTTACGCACCAGTAAGTGCAGCTTTTAGTTCAGTCACCATTCACTACAACATTGATGGTGTTCGCCACAAAGTGACTGGCGCTAGAGGAACCTTTACCTTGAACGGAAGCGTAGGTGAAATCCCCACGATTGACTTTACGTTTACTGGGATCTATAACGCTCCTGATGACTCAGCACTGCCTAGCGTCACCTACGCAGACCAAGCAACACCGCTGATCTTCAAGAACGGCAACACAGACACCTTCTCCTTGCTTTCTTACTCTGGCTGCCTGCAGTCAATTAGTTTTGACATCGGCAACTCTGTTGTTTACCGCGAGCTGATTGGATGCAACAAGGAAGTGATCATTACTGATCGCCAAGCCAGCGGAAGCGTGAGTATGGAGATGATTTCGATTGCCACGAAGGATTATTTCACTGCTGCGCTGACTGACAGTGCGCTGGGCAACCTCACGTTCCAGCACGGCACAACCGCAGGGAACATTGTTGATTTTGCTAGTACCCGGATCGACATTGGGGACGTAAGCTATGCCGACCAAGACGGCATTGCGATGCTAAACATTCCATACACTGCGATTCCGTCAACGGCAGGGAACGATGAGTTGACGCTGGTGTATAGTTGATCCGAGGGAGCCAAGGCCGTGTTGGAGAGCACGGCTTTTTTATTGCTGTAAGCTAATTGCAGTTAAATTTGCTCAATGGCATTCGTCCGCAAAAAGGTCAAGACTTTCAAGTGGCCTGTAACAGTAGAAGAACCTGCTGATGGCGGGGTATTTGATGAATCCAGCTTTGACGCAGTATTCAAAAGAGTTCCACGGTCTGAGTTCCAGAAGCTTGCAGACAAAGGCGACCTTGAGCTGCTAAAAGCTGTCATGACTGGATGGGAAGGTATCGAGGACGAAGATGGGAAGCCGTTGCCGTTTTCCCAGACAGCAATGAAAGAATTTGCTGATGATCCGTATTGGATTCGTGGCGTCCTGAAGGCATATACGGAAACTTTTGAAGGCGCAAAACTGGGAAACTAAAAGATGCCGTCAAGTATTGGGCGAATGGCGGCAAAAAAATAGAAGACAAAAGTGAAGATGACGCAGCGGCATTTGGTTTGAAGCCGTTGCGTCAGACGGCTCCTAAAGAGGAGCATTTTGAGGTGTGGGAAGAAAATTGGGAAGCGTTGATGATGTTCTTGCGGATGCAAACGCAATGGACCGTCACGATGGGAGGTTACGTTGGTTTGAAATATGAGGTTTTGCTAGGTGCGTCGGGACTGATGTCCCTTTATGATGTAGAGAATCCCCGTGAGATGCTGGAGAGCCTTCAAGTAATGGAAGCTGCTGCACTCTCTGAGCTGAACAAGAAAGATGCCAAGTAAGAAAGTCTCACCAGTTGATATTGTACTTAGCATTAAAGGCAGCGAAAAGCTGCAAAAATTAAACAGCTCGTTTCGCGATCTATCAAAGCAACTCAACAAGCTTTCAGCCGGAGACCTTCAAAAAGCAACTGATGATGTACGAAAGTTTGCTGCAGAGTCTGGCAATAGCGAAGCGACGATAAGGGCTCAGATTAAAGCGTTTGAAGGCTTGCGTTCTCAAGCCGCTATGGGCGGCAAGGTTTACCGCGAGCTTGGTGCAAGTATTATAGATTTAGGACTAACCCTTAAGGGGTCTAGTGCGCAGATAGAAGAGCAAAGATCCGCGTTACTGGAAATAGGGTCCGCCGCTTCTTCCAGTTCGGCGCAAATAAAAAAAGCAATTGACGGTCTTAAGCAATTAAGGAATCAAGCGTCTCAGGACTCTCAAGCATTCTTTGGACTTTCAAAAGAAATTGATGAGTTGACAAAAAAAGTCAACTCACTTGACGCTGCACTAGAACAAAACGCAAGCCGAAACAGGGCTAGGGCTGCTTCTGTCACAGGAGTTTTGGCGAAGTATGAAGCCATTGCGAGAAAACAAGCCCAAGCGGCAAAAGAAAGAGAGGAAATTGTTAGAGGTGAAGTCATAGCTCTTAGCGAAAAAGGTAGGGCTACCGAAGAGCTTGCGAAGAAAGAAAATCAATTAACTGCAGCGATAGCGAGAAGGAAGCAGCTAGGCGTTCAAGAGACTGCTCGCGAGGCTAGAAGATCAGTAAGAGCTGGTGCTCAAGTTTATACAGGCAAAACAGAGCTTGGCCCTATAGATGCACTTGACCGGCGATTAGGCGATCTACCAGCCACCACTGCTGCTTTTTCTCAAAGGCTCACTGAACTGCAAGATCGGTTGATAAATACTGTCAGATCAAGCGATCAATATGTTGCTGTTGCGTTGCGTATTGCACAGGTGCAGCGAGAGGCAACAGCGACAGCTCAGGGATTAGGCGCTGCGCTGGTAAAAGATTTAGCTAGCGGCAATACGGTTAGAAATCAAAAGAATCTGCGTGAAGCTATTGGCCAGCTTCAAGCTGAGATGAATGAGCTGAATACAGAGACAGCTGAAGGTTCATCTAAGTATGCAGAAAACGCAAGACAGGTTAATAATTTACAGAAAGAATTGAACGAGATCGCTGGCAGTTACCGCAATGTGACTGACATGGCGAGGCAGGCTTCTACTGCCCAAGGCGTTTATGCGAACACTTCTGTCGCTAGCAACTATCTTCGTCGAGGTATTGTCAGGCAGCAAGAGGCTGCTAGGGCTGAGCTTGGTGCAGCCGTTAGGGCAGGCGTGGCTTCAACGCAGCTAGCGTTGCCTGCTGCAGGTCAGACCACAGCTCCGGGTACTGGGCTGGCCAGAAGCGGAATGGCTCGCGGAGTCTTCGATTTAACAGGCAATGTCACTAGAGGACGACCAGTCCCCGCTGACTTCCCCGGCTTAAAAGAAGACGCAGCTGCGTTACCAACAGCTGCGACTGGCGTAAATGCCGCTTTAGGGATGAGCGAGCCAATAAAGAAGCAAGCGAATGCGCTAAGAGAAGCTGCCACTGCCTACAAGCCATACAACGCAGAGATAAGAAAGGCTAAAGCCGCAAACAATGGAAGTATTTCTGGCATAAATAACCTTAAAGCTGCTCTGGAAAGGAAGCGCAACGAGCTGCCTACAACCACGGCTGCATTTAAGCGTTTAACCCAGCAAATTGAAAACCTTGACAGGCAGTCGGAAAAAGCTAGTAAAGGCATGAGCCGCCGCAGGTTCTCCCCCGGCAAGGCCGCCCAGGTTGCTGGCGCGACGCTCTCGGGCGGTATCTTTGGCGGCCCTGAAGGATTTCTCGGTGGTGCGCTTGGTGGTGCGCTTGGTGGTGTTGGCGGGTCTTTTGCTGGTGCTGCACTTGGCGCTCAGGTAGGTCAGCTCAGACAGCAGCTTGGTGGGTTTGCTGAGTATGCGGCGAGCATTGAGAAACTCAAAATCGCGTTGAATGGTATTGCAGGTGACGCAAGTAATTACAACCGAGCACTGCAAGCCGCTGCTGATGTCACAAAAGAATTAAACATTCCACAAGAAGTTGCTATCAAAGGAATCACTCGACTTACAGCCGCAGTAAAAGGTGCTGGCGGTGGCATTGCTGATGCAGAACTTGCGTTCAAGAACATCAACTCTGCAATTATCGCTACGGGCGGCGGAGCAGAGCAGGTTGAAGGAGCCGTAACTGCGCTCGTTCAGATTTTCTCGAAGGGCAAAGTCAGCGCAGAAGAGATCAATCAAATTGCAGAAAGACTGCCTGGCACATTTAACAAAATTGCTGAAGCGTCAGGCAGGACCGGCCCAGAACTAACAAAAGCTTTACAGCAGGGTGAGGTCGGCCTGAATGATCTAATGAAGTTCTTGGTTCAACTGGGTGGTGAATACGGCGAATTGGCTGAAAAGATTGCCGGGTCTTCCGAGTCAGCTGGAGCAAGGTTGACGGTTGCATATAACAAGATGCGGATTGAAATAGGCAAAGCTCTTCAGCCAATCGGGGCTGAGTTTCAGGAAGCGTTTTTGGAATTTATTACCGATATTGGCCCAAGCTTGGTGGTTATGGCGAAGGCTGTTGGAGAAGGGATGCGTTTTATTATTCAAAACAGAGGCGCGATATTGACTATTGCATCTTTCGCGGCAAAGCTTGTTGCCGTGAATTTTGCACTAAAAGCGTTTGTTGCTTTAAATGGGCCACTAAAACTTATGTTCGCATTAATAAGAACTGGGTTCAGACAAACCACTCAGCAGGCGTCTCTTGCTGCGACAAAGCTGGCCAGGTTTGGAGCGACAGTGAAAACTTTAGCTGCGTCCTTAGTGGCGCCAATCGTAATAACCTTTGCCATCGTTGGCGCAGAGCTGGTTATATCTTACTTCAATAGAATTAAGCAAGCAAAAGCTGACCTTGACGCTTCTGGCACAAAACCTCAAGGTGAAGTTTTCTTCAGGTCAATCGGTGGAACGGCTGCAACGAAAGAAACGCTGAGATCAAACTTTAAGGATATTGTCAAGAATCTTGATATTGTCGAAGCTAGGCTCGCGAAAACAAAGAAAAGTATTAAAGAGTTTAAGGCATCGCAATCAGATGGTGGCGAGCGGGCCATGGGGGGAAGTGCGCCTCCTCTCGCTGGTGTAGCAGTCCCAGAAGACTTGACATCAAGGCTAAAAGCAGACGAGGCAGAGATAGCAAGACTTCGACTGAACTATAAAACTTTAATTGAGAAGTACCCTAGTGCTCCAGAAGCCGCTAAAGGTCTAACCGACTACGGTTCTCTCACCGGCACTGATACCGGCGGCGGCGGCGGCGGCGGCGGCAAGTTCAGAGAGTCGCAACTGCCACGGCTTCAGGACAAGTACGACTCGCTGATTCGATCCGGCCCACTGGCGGACATTCAAAGATTTCAGATCGCAAATTCACTCGCCCTAGTTCGGGCGCAAAAAGATAACAATACAGAGCTAGTTTACACGATAAAAAATAACGCTATAAATCTTGACTTCGGGGAGAAAGAGCTTGGAGTAAGAAACAAATACCTGGATGCTATGAATGCTGCGAACAAAACGGAGGATATTGCAGAACGTCAATTACAAGAAAAAATTGCAGGATTGGAACGAGACCTTGATCTTGAAAAGCTAAGTGTTTCGGCAAATGGTGAGCTACTAGCCCTTAAGCAAGACCAAGCTATTGCATCGGAAATAATCGCCAAAGCCTCTGAAGACGAATTGTTCAACCTGCGCGATCAGCTTGGCTTGGTGACAAAAAAGCAGAAAATTGACAGATTCAGGCAGTCAAGGATAGACGCAGGAGATCCAAATGCTGAACAGCAAACCGATCTGTTCCGCCAAACAATAGACCCAACGTTGACGGAAGGGTTGAGCCAAAACATTCGTGGTTTGAAAAAAGAGCTGGAAGATCTAGTAAATCCAATCAACCAAATCACTGGCGCAGCAAACGCTATTGGCAGTGCATTCTCACAGTCGTTCACAAATGCAATTACTGGTGCCACAAGTGCGAAGCAGGCATTGTCTGACTTTTTCAAAAGTGTTGCCAGTTATTTCTTGGACATGGCGGGGCAGATTATTGCGAAGATGGTGACGATAGCGATTTTAAATGCTGCTTTGGGTATTCTTGGTGGCAGTAGTGGTGGTGGTGGTGGGTTTAACCCCAGCGCACCAAGTATTACAGGTAACTCACTTGGCGACTTTGGCGGTGGAAGCTTTGGTGGCTTTATGGCCAACGGCGGACCAGTAAACGCGAATACGCCTTACATCGTTGGCGAGCGTGGGCCTGAGCTTATGGTCCCTTCAGGCAACGGAACCATTATTCCAAACGATGTCTTTTCGGCAAGTCGTGCTGCTATCTCTGGCGGTGGTCCGTTAGGTGCCGCTGGAAACTCTGGTGATCTTGGTAAAGATGGAATGGTCGAGAGCCGCAATTACATCAGCAACAACTACTCAACTCAGCAAGCCATTGCTCAAAGTCAAGCAGCTGTATCGTCAAGTTCAATGTCAATGGAGCGCGTGATTGAGCGCAAGGCCGCAGAGCGTCAAGCAACTGAAATGTCAGAACCGATCAGAGTTAAGCTGGACACCACCGTAATCAACAACGTGGAATATCTCACCGTTGAGCAAGGTCTTGCGCTTTCTGAGTCCGCTTCTCGCAAGGCTCGTAGCCAAGTGTTTTCTGACCTAAGGCAGCGACCTGCGTCAAGGTCAAAAGTGGGGCTTGGTTGATGCTTGCGATTGGTACTTATCTTAAGCTTGTTGACTTTGAAGGCTCAGACACTGGCTATGCCTTCCAGAACTTTTTCCAAGGCGAGTCGCGCACGTATTTAGGCACAAGTTATGTATTTGCAGGTTTTGGCTTTAGTGGCGGGACCCTGGACCTGCAGGCTGCCAATATTTCAGCGGCAGTTGTTTTTGCTGTAAATCAACTGGATTTAAGTATTTTTCAAACAGCATCAGATCAACGTTGGCTTGCGGAGATACGCACGGTATGGCTTGACCCAGATACGTTGGTTGAGACAAACCGTTACAGCGAAGAGCTGTATGCAGTGCTTGGATTTGAGCATGATACGAGTAGGCTACAGGTAAGGCTGGGTAACCCTTTGGACGCGATTGAAGCAAACATCCCAAGGCGTGTCCTTACCCAAGTAAGCGTCGGGGAACTTCCTTCTACCGGAAACATTTCATTGAGATAATGCTAAGTCCCAACAAAAATCGAATCATGCTTCTCCCGCAGGATCGGGAGATCATTGACATCACTGGGATGTCTGAAGAGCAGTATGTCTTTTTCTGCCGACAGGCGATTTTACACAGCAAGCTAAGACCTGGAGAGCCTGTTGCTTTAGAACCATTCACCATTATTCTGATCAACCTGGCGATTGGTCTTGTTCTTTCTGCTGCGTCGGCATTACTAGCACCCAAGCCCCAAGTAAGAAAAGCTCCTGACGTTAGAACAAGGAATGTAGACGGGCAGACTATTGTCAGGGGGGATCAGTTTACAGCCAAAAGTGGTTTTGACACTATTCAAAACGTTGTCGAGATCGGCAGCACTATACCTATTGTTTACGCCAATCGCCAGTTAATTGACGGTAAATATTACGGTGGAATTAGAATTAATACAAACTTACTTTGGAGTCAAATTTACAGTATCGGTGGCGGGCAACTGCTGAAAGCTATTTTTTTAGTGGGCGAATCTAGCAGCATTGATGACAGGCTTGCTGGAATGATTCTTGACAACGAGCAGTTTGCTATTGGTAACAATCTTTTAAATGGTTACGATTTAAGTCTTTCGACAACAGGAAGGCTGTCTATCTATTACAACAACATTGGCGGGCGGATTACTTCAGGTGACTATATTGCTGGCGCTTCTCCTTTTTCTGATATAGCAAATTCGGAAAATGAAGGCGCAGATGACGTATTCCAAGTGAAAAACGTAAACGGGGGGTATCAGCCTTCTTTTTGTTTTGCATCAAAACCTTCTACTCAAACCTCAATAGGAGTGTATGGATTCATTGGCAACAACCTAGGTTACAGGGTTAATCCTACATTTAGGCCAGGTAGGCAGTTTGTTGTAAGAACAGACAATGAAGTTAATTGCAAGTCTGATTGGCAGGAACTTGCAAATCGTGACAAACAAAACACAATTTTTCCCGGCAAGTCTTGTCTTTACGCAAGAAATGGATCAGAAATATCTGGCAACAGCGTTCAAGTGGCTGAAAAAGATCAGCTGAGCTATAGGCTTTTAAGTACATGTGCCCTAAGCGATTATCCAAACGGTTTCACGCGGGGTGGAAACTTAGGTCAAGCGACTGTTGGAGACGTTGCCGGGGCGGTAGCAGGTCGCCAAAAACAATACGACGAATTGATAACTATTGGTCAACTCTACAAGATAGGCAGCGCATTAGCTATTTGTTCTAGTCGGGATACGCAGCCATTCTTATCCGATGCCGATCAAACTCCAACTGGTGGAGGTCGGGATATGACCGCAACATTTACGGTGGTTCGCTCAGGCGCAGTTGATTTTGTCTCTCTGAGCGATGCAGATAATTCCTCCTCTCGAATAGCAAGTAGCACGGCTCATATAATGCGCTGTGCTATAGCCAATATCGTGACCGAGCGCGGTTCCAGGATGATAGAAATTGGCCTTAGAAGTCGCTTGCAGTTAAGCGTTTCAGGTATCTGCAATTTCAGAGACACTAAGCCTTATTCTCAAATAGATGCAGAGGCTTGTGACAACTTCCTTGGCGACGATGCCGATGGCGCTAATCCTGTTAATTTTAATAGCGGCACCTACACCGGCCCGGAGCTGAGATATAGTTTTTTCCGTATCTCCTACCGAGTAGCCTCAAGCAACGCATTCTTCACAGAAATAAAAACTATTTTTGGAACCAGAAGTTCCACAGGTGTTGATGTCTACAATTACATAAAATTAGATTTTACTTTTGAAAATCGTTACGAAATAAAGATCGAGCCCTTGACCTCTTGGGAAATAAGGACCGGCGCGGCTAGTGGGGATCTAGCCGTTTTGGATTACGCGGTTCAAAATACTCAAATTATCAACGAAGGTGGAGTTCGGATCGAATTCTCTGGAGAAATCATTCCGCGAAGTGTCGGCAGCTTTGGAGTATCAGTTTT